CGTTTTAAACCTCCGTGTCAGATGAAGCACTTTAAAAACACATAAACATATACGTTCGTATTGTATCATAATTTTGTTCAATTTGCAACTGCCTGAAACACAGTGTTTTCGGGGCTTTGTTCAGTTTTGTTCAGTTTCAAATCGACCTGTTATGACTGTGGTTAGTATCAGGATAGTAACAAACTTTTATCTTTTGATACAGTAATCAAGGGAAATCCAACCTGCACCGGATTTCAGTTTCCCCCAACCTTTATCCGAACCCTGACCGGCAGATTCAGCAACAATGGTGTAAACACCGCCGTTTGTAATGCAACCGGTTTTATTGTAGTTTGTTCCTGCACCTGCTCTGATGTTCAAAGCGGAAGTGTTGACTTCTACAAGATAGGGTTTGAATGCGGTCTGCTGCGAACCGGAAGTTCCAACAACGGAAAGGAATTTTACATTGATAGGACTGCAAATAGCATTCTTTCCGTCTGTGGACTTGTCAATTACTGCACGATCACCATTCACCTGAGAAACAATCCAAGCCTTGTTCTTCACCCATCCGGGGATAGATTTTCCGCTGTAATAAGTGGCATTGGAAGAAATCTTGACGGAATCGCCAACCCTTACTGTACTTGTAGCCGGTTTTGGATTTTCGGAAGGTTTGTTGTCTGCATCAAGAATGGCGTTGACCTTCGCTGCAATATCACCCTGTCGGTCATAAAGATATGTACCGGGGCAAGATTTGTTTGCATAATCCCTGTGAACGGTCATATTACAACCGTTCAGATGATTTATACGGTCATTTTTATTGGTTGACCAAACAAGTTTCTTGATGCCGTTACGCTTGCAAATATCGGCAACAAGTTTAATGGTTGCCTGATACGCTGCATCCCTCACTGCATAAGGTTCTTTAGTATTTGAAGCAACTTCTATGGTAATTGCACGATGGTCATTGGAGGCAGACGAAGAGCACCAAGAACGGTCTTTCTCTTCAACATACATACCAATTCTGCCATCAAAACCGACACCATAATTGGAAGATGCTTGTCTGCTGACCGGGGAAAAAATATTTCCCAAGGTTTCGACAGAACACTGACCAACTACACAGTGAATGGTGATTGTGTCGATGGCGTGATTTCTGTTTTTAGTTCTGTTCGGTGAAATTTTAGTGTAGTTTACCAACGGACTGTTTGTGAATCCCATTATTCATCATCCCCCTTGTTATTGGAAAGTTCTTCAAGTGCTTCTGCGGAAAGTTCTTCTTCCAATGTTTCTACAACATTATTTTCGTCAGCCATTGTTCTGATCCCCACTTTCATCAATGTTATTTGCATTATCATTTCGGCTTACATCGATGAAGCCTTCACCAAGGATGTATGCAATAAGCGTTGCACCTGCCATAATAATTCCGGAAACCTGTGCAACTGTCTGATCTGCGACACCGAAGGCAAAAAGAGTAGGTGTTACAAAACCAATAATTGCAACCCAAAACTTACGACTTGTGAGTTTTCTTTTCCAATCAATCTTTTTCATTTTTATTTTCCTTTCTGCCGAAAATGGCATTGTTTAGAACTTTGACTTGTTGTTCGATTTTCACCAATCGTTCCGAATGATTCTTTAGATCTTCTTTGGCGTCGCGCAAGTCAGATTTCATCTCTGAAATATCGTTGCCAATGTTTTCAAGTTTCACGATCACAGTTGTCAACTGCGACTGATCCATTTTGGTATCATTTCGGCTGTTTCGCTTCAGGTTTGCTACGCCTGAATAAATTCCAAAGCCAAGAGAAATTATAGAGATTATAACCGCAAGTTCCACAGTCATTTCATCACCGCCTTTGTTGTAAATTTCAAAACCGCCCTGAAAGGCTCAAAAATGCCCTCCAAGGCGGTTTTGTTTTTATGGGTATAAATCATTACCCACGCTTGAAAACTTTGCCCTGTCTACGCTGTACTTTTCCTGTGCTACTCTTTCGCAAGTTCGCCACAGTCAAGGTCAATAAGCACCTGCTTCACCCGTTCCTTGATCCTTGCCGGAACATCAGCAAAAGTTTTCTTCCCCTTGATAATAAGGGTTGCATATACCACTGCCATTTGAAACACATCCTTTCTAAATAGTATTTTGATGAAAAAGCGGTAAAGCATCACACTTCACCGCTTGCATCGTCAAGTATTTTCTTAACCGTTTTCCTTAATTTTGAAGGAACATCTTCAATAGAATAAGGTTTTCCGGTTTTGGGGCAAATAACACCCTTTCTGATAAGGTCTGCATATATCTTTGCCATAACATCAACCCCCAATCATTTCATAGACTTCACACAATGCAATCTGTGTATCATCAATCTGTTTTTCAAGTGCGGTGTTTTTGGAATCCATCATTTTGATGTATTCATCCTTTTCATACCGTTTTTGATCCCATTCCCATTCGGTATGGTTTCCACCTTCGTCAGCAACCTGAATTTCCGTGATATTGGTGTTCACCCAAACGGAATATTCATCAATGGATATTTTGTCAGGCTTTTCGATTCCTCTGACTGTTCCGATGTTGGTCATAAAAATCACCCTTTCATTTTGATATTTTGAATGTGATACTGTTCCAAGAGGCAATATTAAGTTTTACTGTATCTTATCACCTTACTTGCCCTGAATTTTTGATTATTCCGGTATTACTGCGGTTGGTACATACAGCAAGCGACCGCCGACATACCGACTACGATCACCGACACCGCCATAACAACGCCAACAAGAAGCGCCCGTAATACCGCCACTATTCCAACTACCGCCCAATTGGGCAATCCTGTAACCGTTAAGGTTGGGTGTAATGTAGGTGTAATCACCAACAGGCAATGCAGATGTACCGCCGATTTCCGAAGGCATTAAAAGCCAATCATATTCTGTCTTTCCATATCCAAATGCGTTGATGTAACCTGAAGCATTCGGAAGGGTGAATCCAACCGCCTTGTAATCTCCGGTGTGCTTGCTTTCGCCGAAGTCCGAAAGACCGTCAGCAATATATGGTTGACCGCCTGCCATAGTGCCATTACCCCAAATGTTTATACCCTGAATGTGTTTCCAAATGTTACCCCAAGGGTTTTCAACACCACGATAAGACACTGAAACTTTACCGTTTACATTGTAGGTTGTTTCTGTACCGCCTATTTCGTTGACGGTTTCCGAAGCAACACCGGAAGCATTACCAAGTGCAGCAGTCGAACCGGTCAAACTTGAACAGTTAAAAGAAGTATTGTCTGTAATACTTGTTACACAGTTACCAAGTGCGGTTTGTGAATTCGGAGTTCCGAATTCTATCATCATCAGAAGTGTGTTTGCCATTGTTGCCTTGATGGTTTCAAGATGCCATCCTGAGCCACGGTTTACCGCCATAGTTTCAACATTGGTTTTTGTCAAAACCTTCTTTAATCCGGAAATAGGTTTTACACCGCTGACTGAACAAAGAAGATCACCTTCACCGATGGTGGTATCAGTATTTGTTCCGTCATTTACATAGATTGAAGTTGATACATCGTACATAGAGCCTTCAAAAGCGGACAAAAGAACATAATCAACTTCATTTCCGTTTCCATCAATAAAGACCGGGTGAATTTTGAATCCTGTCTGCGGTTTATCGGTAACATAATAATTTGCCTTTCTTATGTGATAGCCCAAGCCTGAAACAGAATTTTTTTCCAATTTTAACGGAACAACACGATAATAGAATTTCGGCTGATAAACCATTACCTGTCCATTACTGCCATCTTCCGAATAACCATCATCACCGTAATAGGCAAGGATTGTTCCATCGTTGCTGACACAGCAACGCTTTCTGCTTCCGAACATTGGAAAAACATCAAAATCCGTTCCTTTTGTTTTTCCTTCTGCACCGCCTAATCGTTTAAACTTTTTGTTTGCGAAGTCTACCTGAACACCGACCACATCATCGGGTGTATATCCAAGATATTCTTTGATGTCACCAAGTTCTTCCGTAACATCGGCAACAACCTGTTCTGCTTCATCGACAATACCGTTCATTGTGGTAATTTTCGCATCGGCAGCAGCGTTGACAGCCTGAACAGAACTTGCCTGTTGTGCTTGAACTGCTTCTGTCGCATCTTCGGCGGTCTGATTGAACTGTGCAACAGTGTCATCCACCGCCGTTTTACTTGCATCAATGCTTGTCTTGATGGCAGCGTAACTGTTATTATCATCATTGACTTTGTTCAGGGCATTTATAATTGAACCCCTGACCTGCTCACCGTATACGGCATTTTTAATTGCATCCGTGTATTCTTTGATATTCGCCATTGAAAATCATTCCTTCTTTCTGATTATAGATTTTTTATTTTTTCCAACACATCGATTTCATTTCCGTTGCTGTCTACTAAAATTAAACCGTTCCGGAATTTTGAAGGAAGGGCAACATCAAACAGATTGTCATATTCTGATACCTTTCCGATTGCAATACCTTTTCCACCTTTTCGAAAATCCATAGTGGTGTATGCTGTTGATAATGTGTCAATGTATTGAACTGTATTGAATTCATCAACAAGTTTGAACATTACTTGATACGATGAATCTATACTTGCACTTCCTCCGGCAATAACTCTTGCCACACCTGAAGAACTTGCAACTTCAGCAGACCAATTTTCATCTTCAGGTTTTTTGAATGCAACCGTAAATGAAACACTGTTCTGACCTATCTTTGAATAAGTAAAACTTGCAAGTGTTCTGATGTATGTTCCATCATTGTTCAGCGTTCCATTTGCCAAACATCGCTGTGATCTAACATTTGAAAAATATGGTGCTGAATAACCTGCAACGGTGATGGAAACGGTCTTGGAAGCAGTTCTTCCCCTCGAATCAGTCACTATAACGGTGTATGTTATTGTTCCTGTACTTGTCAAAACAGGTGTTGTGGTTGAACTTGAAGATGCAAGAATGGTAGAACCCTGTTTTATTTGATAAGATTTAATGGAAGAGCCATATATTCCGGATGCCGTTACTTGCAATTTGCATTGCGATTTACCTTGAACATATATCCCCCACGATGAAGGAACAGTGTTATCCACCCTTGTTGCAGTGAAGGTGCTTACCGTTGGATTTCCTGATTGAACTGTCATAGTTCTATCAAGCCAAGTCCAATGAGTCTCTGACGAACTACCTATTTTTGTTGCCACTACGAATCGGACGCTTAATGTTGATGAATTCGGGCATTTGCTGAAAAGTATATTTCTTTCCGAATCGCTCAAATAAAAAGTGTATGAACCGGTGTTTGATACATCGTTCCTCTGAATAGATGTACCGCCGAATTCAAGACGAACATTTAAAGAAAACCCACCCGGATTTGAGAATGTCAATGATGGGTTCTGATCTGAAGTAAAGTCTGTTGCGGAATTGATCGTTGCTGCTCTCGGAATATCATCAAGTGCAACTGTATTTGAACAGGTGATCCAACCGATTGATTTACCTGAATATTTACCGGAAAATCGCCACCCTGCTTCAAGCGTTATGGATTTTTTACCATCTGAATTGTGGTAAACTCTGAAGGTCTTACTTGAAAGAAGTACAGTGTTTGTTTTACCGCTACCGCCATAGCTGATGGATGGTGCTGCGTAAGTATAATTTTGACCGTCGCATTTCACATAAGAATCAGTTCTTGAACCAACATACAAAGAATAATGGTTCAAATAGGTTTTCATCGTTACATCAGAATAGTTTCCGGCAGTATAAGCAACCGATGACCATTCACAGTATAAATTCAGATTTACACCTGTTGAACTGCTAAAACTTCCGCTTGCCATTTATGATTCCCTCCACTTTAATGAAAGATTACCGTTTGCCCTTGGGATGAAATCAAAATATCCATTGATGGAATTGCCGATTGTCAATTTGTTTTTTATCTCTGCATCAGTAATATAAAGCTTATTATTGCTAATGTAGGCGATTTCAACATTATCCTGAAGAAAGGCAAGTTTTTCATTTGATAATTTTGCGGTAAAGGCATTACCAACTTTGCCAAGTTCGATTAGAGCACCCTGAAAACGAATGTATTCTTCAAGCAACTGTTGATTTTCAGTAACAATGCCGGCAACCGTTTCTGTTTGAGTGATGGCAGTTTCAAATCGAAATTCAATCAGATTGTTCAGAATTTCGATGCTGCTTTTTAGTTGTTCTGTAACTGCTTCAACATCTTTGTTACTTGCACAGTTGGAATACACTTCAAGCAAAATGTTCTGCGCCGTTTGGGATAGATTACTTGAAAGTTCGTTTATGGTGTTTCTGATGCTCTGAATATCAGTTTTGAAACCATAATCAGAAATAATGTTTTCAACTTTTGCAGTCAGATCAGCACCTTTATTTGTAACATCAGTTAAACTTGTAATGACATCACCAAGCACAATTTTTGTGCCGGAAGCCTTTGAAATATCAATGGTTAAATCGGAAACCGTCATATATCTGTCAATACCGTGCGGTTTGGAAATAACCCTGATTTTATCGCCAAGTTTAATTTTTTCAATATCCACATCCAAAAGGTGTAAATCAACGGCGTTTAACTGAATTTCAAGCGTTAATTTCTTTCTTTTTGCAAGTGTTTCTTGTCCTTTTTTTAAAAGGTTAGCCGGAACGGTTACGGCATCGAATGTAACCGTGTCATAAACCCAACCATACAAATCAACTGCATCTTGGTCAAAAACATAATCTTTGCCATCGTTGACACTTTCGATTGTCACCCTTTTCTGAACGGCAGAATCGGATTGATTTTCACCTTCAATGGTCGCACCAAGGGGAATGATTGCTGTTGCAATATTTTCACCTTTAATGTATTGTTTTAAATCAAGTAAGTTTTCACCGAAGTTAATCACTTGATCGTTTACATTACCATAGTCAGTGATGTAATCAATATATCGGACACCGTTCAAGTGTCTGCTTCGTATATAACCACCCAAGCGGTTTATCAATTTATTTTTAATGGTGTTCCAAGTATTTTCATAATTGGAATAGCGATAAAGTGAATCATTATTATCCTGAACATTTACAATTCCAACTGTAAATTGCTTTTTCTGTTCCGGAACTGTTGCATTATGCTTGTTAATCAGTGTAGTGAAATATCCTGAAACGCTTAAATCGTGATACTCCGCCTGTCGCTGATTGCTATCAAGCAAATAGGCAAGTTCACCTTCGCATTCAACAGTTTTGATGTTGTCAAAATCCTTTTCGTCATTCAGCACTCTTCCGGTAAAAATCCATTCACCATCTTGTGTCAAAGTGATTTCAGATTTCAATTTTTGTATCTGTGAATAATATGGGTGTGTCGGTGCAATTTGAAAGGTCAGTGTTCCGGTTGTATTCATTTTCAGCTTGCACTTTGGCGAAATAACCCTGTAAGCTGTTTCAAGTCTAACATCGTGGAGAATAAGCCCATCACAAGTAATTTGATACATTATAATGAACCCCCTCTGAACCTAATTGTCACCACACCTGTTCCTTTGAAGGTAAGTTTGTTTTCACCTTCAGAAAAGATGATGTTCAAGATGCGGTTGTCACCTTGTTCAAGCGAATAATAAACACCATTGAACACAACATCCATCGCAGCTGATGTGGTTATTACCGGAACAACCTTCATTCTTCTTGAAGGAATTGTGATTTCAGTCGATGGTGTTACAGATATTTCTTTCAGGTTATAAATAATACCTGTTTCAAAGTTGAATGAATCCCACACCCAATCTTCAGTTGAATCCTGTATATCATATTTGTACGGTTCGGCATCAACCTTGATTGTCATCGTTGCCCCCTTTTTGCTTTCGCTGAAAGGATCAACCGTGCATCTTCCGACATAATAGAAAGCCTTATCAGCATCAAGAATTATCTTCATTTTTTTGCCGTGTAGATAATTTGAAACTGCTGATTTAATACCTTCCCAAGTTCTGCTTTTGGTCAGAAGGCTGAACTTGAAAGTCAATGTTCTGTTGTTAAATTTAACTTCACCATCTGTCAGAGCGGTTGACAGATCAAGTTCTCCATCTGATCCCGGAACAGTAACACTTTCCGTTTTTGGTTTTGGAAGGGGAACACTTTTGGATGATAAAATCAATCCAAAATCATCATAGCTGTGTTTAGAATCAAATTTTACACCTATCATTCGTTACCCCTTCCTTTCTTCTTATAGATGTTGCCAAGTGCCTTGTCCATATCCGGTGCAATTTCACCCACAAGAACACCTGTATCAAGAACTAATTGCTTGTTTCTCATCAATTCTGCGAATTCAGGGAAGTATTCTGCAAGAACATCAATCAGTGTGTTCAATTTATCTGCGACAATATCAAGAACTCTAACCTGCTGTTGTTGATATTCAAGTGTTTTTCCATAGTTATCCGGAAGAACATCAGAAATGTTTGCAGTTGTTTCAAGGCTGAATTCGTGAAGTTGCTTTGCAACATTCCTGATCCATCCGGTATGTTTTTCAAGCGGAACAACTGCTTCTGCACCATCTTCACCGATGATCGCCGGTCTTGCGCCTTTATCAACAACCGTACCTTCCGCAAGCAGCGGAATTTGCGGAACATTGAATGTGTGAACCCAAGTGAACGGGCTAACCCCAAGGATGCTGATTCCGTGAATCTTTGATAATACAGCGTTGATTGCGTTAAACGGAATAGAAATAACTTTGTTTATGCCCTTGATAATTGCATTTACAACTGTCTTGAAGGCTCTAACAATACCGTCTTTTATTCCGTCAAAGATTTTACCGCCTGTGGAAAATACATTTTTAACTGCTTGCCAAGCCTTGCTGAATATATTCTTAAACCAATCAGCAACAGGTTTGAATACATTCTTTATACCTTCCCAAGCCTTTGAAGCACCGTCTTTAATTGTGTTCCAAATCTTCGAAAACACATTTGCAATCGGCTGAATAACCGTATTGTTAAACCAAGATGCAGCACCTTTGAATATGCCGACAATATCATTCCATAACTTGCTGAAGAACTCTTTAACAGGTTTAATGATATTATCATTTACCCAAACCGAAGCCCTTTTCACAATTTCAATCCAAGGATCAATGACCGTATGGAATGTTGAAACAATACCTTCCCAAAGTCCTTTGAAGAAATTTGCAACAGGGGCGATGATGTGTTCATACACCCAATTTCCAACTGTGCTGAATGCTGCGGTCAAAGCATTCCATATTTTCGCAAAGAAATCATTTAAAGGTGCAAAAATAGTAGACAGCATTTCCCATATTGCCGAAAGAATACTTCCAACTATGTTGATAATTCCTTCAAGCAAAACAGGCAGCGAATTCCAAAGACCTTCAAGAATACTTGTAATAATCGTTGGAATTGCTTCTATCAATGCAAGGATGATTTCCGGTAATGCTTCAACAATAGCGATAACCAAAGTTATCAAGCCTTGAATTAGTGTCGGAAGATTATTCATCAAAGCATCGACAATAGAGATAATGATCGCCGGAAGATTATCAAGCAACGGCTGAATAATTGTCATCAGGTTTTCACACAAGTAAACAATCATATTTACTAATGCTTCAACCAACTGCGGAATCAGAACAGGCAGTGCATCACAGATTGTTTGCATCAGCGAAGGTAACGCATCTACAATAGCAAAAAACACCTTTTCAATACCGCTGATTATTGACGGTAGTGCATTCATCAAGGCTTGTAACAACTGCGGAAGCACAGCAACAACGGCGTTCAGCAGTGAAACTGCGCCATCAACAACGGACGGAAGCAAAGCATCAATTACTTCTGAAACCTTTGAAATCAACTTTGGAACAAGCTGTGTAATCAAGTTCGGAAGTGTTTGAAGTACCTGTTGAATTCTTGGAATGATGTTATCTACAACAGTTACCCCACTATTGAATACATTTGTTATCAGACCACCTATATCTTGATTTCCATCTGCAAGACCTGTCAAAAGGTTCTGCCAAGCACCCTTCATTGAAGAAATAGAACCTTGAATGGTTGTGGCTGCTTCTTTTGCGGTTGTACCGGTTATGCCCATCTCTGTTTGGATGACGTGGATTGCATCGGTGATGTCAGAAAAAGAAGAAATATCATACTTGATACCGCTGATTTTAGAAGCATCTTCAAGCAATCTTTCCATTTCTTCTTTTGTACCGCCGTAACCAAGTTTTAAGTTGTCAAGCATCGTATAGTTTTGTTTTGCAAAACCTTGATACGCATTCTGAATGGCTTCCATAGAAGTTCCCATTTTATTTGCGTTGTCCGACATATCGGTTACAGCAGTATCAGCCTTTTCCGCTGCTTTTACGGTATCACCGCCCAAAGACTGTAAAAGCGAAGCAGAAAACGAAGTAACCGTTTCCATATACGCATTTGCGGACATACCTGCGGTTTTATAAGCGTTTGCAGCGTTCTGAATTACGGTATCAGAACTATCTTTGAACAGTGTTTCAACACCGCCAACCAACTGTTCATAATCACCGTAAGCACTAATTGCATCCTTTCCGATTTTCACAACCGCTGCACTTGCAACGGCAAGACCGGTTGCAATAGCCTTTCCAACTTTCGCTGCTGCTGAACCCATTTTCTGAAATGCTGTTGAAAATTTACTTTCAGATTTTTCAGCATCGTCACCGGTTTCTTTGATGTTTTTTCCGGTTTCTTTCGCTTTATCGCCGGTATCATCCAACGCTTCGTTTGCTTCAGCGTTATCAATGGCGATTGTGCCGAATAACTTAAATAGTTCCAAGGTGTCGCACCCCCTTTCTTCGTATTATTGGGGATTGAACCCCTGTAATAAATCAATCGAATAATTGATTGTTGTTTCCAACTCCTCTTGTGTGATTTCCGTATTTTGAGCGATAACATCATCTTTAAAGTCATTGAAACTTTTATCCTCTTGAACCTTGTGAAGATAGAGATCCCAAAGTCTATCTTCATCATCGTTATGAAGTGATTCAAGAATGAAATCAGCAAAACAGGACATCACAATCATTTGGTCTATCAAAGGAAATGGATTTGCATATCTTTTGAATAGCAAATCCATTTCCTTGATGAACCCTATTTGAACGCAGCGGAAACAACCCCAATAAAATCCTTGAATTCTTCTTTCTTAACAAATTCAACAATCATTCGGGTAATGGAAGCAAGGTCAAATGCCTTGATTTCATCAACTTTCAGACCGCTGACATTTGCAAGAAGCGTGAAAATTTCATTTTCGCAGTCAGGGATGTGGGAAAGAATGATGTTTGTAACTTCAAGAAATGCTTGCAGTCCTGCAACGTCTGTAATTGCTTTCTTGTCCTTTGCATTTGTTATAATCTTCAGGACAGATTCAGATCCAAATACCTTCGTAAACTCATCAATGCCAATCTTGCTGATAATCTTGCACATCGGGGCAACATCCGTTGCATTCAGGGTTCTGAAGGTATATTTTTCAGTTGTTTCACTCATTGCTCATCAATCCTTTCTTAAACCTGTTCGGTGTGCGTTGCCGGTGTAGGGTAGTAAATGCGATAGGGAAGAATGCTTAAATCTGTTTCAGCATCGCATTCTTGATAACATTCAAAAGTGCATTTAACAACAGTTGCTTCTTTGTTTTTGTTTTCTGCTTCAAAACCGGAAGTACAAAGTGCGTTGTCAAAAATTACAATGACAGGTGTTCCATCGGTTTTCTTTCCGACAAATCCAAAATTCTTGTAATAGTCACCGGCTTCAATATCAGGTTTAGAAGTAATCAGATCATATCCGGTTACACTCGAAGTTCCGTTTTTACCTATTACACCTGCCTTCATCATCGCCGGTGTAATTTCAATCAGATTGGTTTCCAACTTTGCAGTTTCACCTGTCTTGCGGTCAAGTCCTTTGATTTTTACCAAAGCACCGTCAACTTCAACAGTTGTGATTTCCGGAACGATTGAAACCTTATTACCACCGGAAGTTGCACCAAGAATGTCATATTTCCATTGGTTGCTTTCCCATTCAAGGTTGTGACAGATGATACCTGCGCCAAGCATCAGATTTTCTGGTGTATCTGCGGTAATACCGTGCTTTTTAAGTTCTTCGTAAGCCATAAATTTAGTCATATCCTTTCCAAATTTTAGTGTTCAAATGGATCTGACAGCGTTTCAAATCCAAATTATCATCAGGTATGTTAATTGAATCGGAAAACCAAATGTTCACAGACACTTTTGAAGTAGTCTGATTCGGAAGTGTTACGGTCATCAAGTCAGTTTTACCGAACTTGAAGTATTCCTTTATCTTCTCTTTTTGTTTCTCTAATTCAATAAACCTGCCCCTTGAAAAGCCATTCAGAATGATGATAGGTTGTTCAACACCATCTTCTGTAAGACTTTCCGATTCCGTATAATCGCCAACCCAATAGGGGTATTTGGGCGGTGAATCAGACATCTGACCGAATTCATAATTCAGTCCAAGATGCTCTGATAAATGCGTGTCTAACGCTTTCAGCACTTCAAGCATATCAACCCATTCCTTTCAATTTACTTTCGGCAGCAGCAATGATGGATTGTTTCAAAGTTGTGTAAGCATTGAACAAAGCCCTATTTGGTTTTTTGCCGTGTGTAAAGTGTCCGTTCCCTTTTTCATCGACATAGAACCAACCGCCTTTTCTTCCGTTGCCTTCAAGGGCATATTCGCCTGTTCCGAATTCTTCCCATATGGCATTTTGCAGTGGCGAACCAACAGTTGCCTGAAGTTCACCTTCGTCAACAACATAATCCCAAGAACCTTTTGTTTGACCGGTTTTTACACGGCTGTTTCTTGCGGTTTGGGAACTCAATTCGCCACCTGCTTCATAAAGAAAAGCAATAGCAGCATCGCCCATAGCGTTCTTACACTTAACTCTAAAATCTTCAAATTTAACACCCATCACTGACCACCTGCATATTTCAAGTAAATTTCAAGGTGCTGATGCAAATTCATTGGATCATCTATCAGCAGAACATCATACAGTTTGCCATTGATAATCATCCGGGTATTTTCTGAAGTGACATCCACATCTTGTTCCAACTCCAAGTTGGTGATGCCTTCCAAGAAGTCGCATAGGAATATGTGTGTTGATTCTTCAATCTTCGCATTGTAAACGCTTCTTTTGGAATCACCTAATTGATAATCAAGCCAACCTTTGAGTTGAACTACATCAAACCAATCAGAAACTTTTTCGGCTATGCTGTTTTTCTGTCCGGGAATTTTTACTTGCATCAATGCTGTGATGTTTCCACCAATCATTTTCAGAACCTCGCCTTGATATACGGCTTCAGGAAACCAAGAAGGGCTGTTGGATAGCCCATAACCTGATTGGAAGCATCCTGTGAAAAATATGTCACCGAATGCCTTGACAGGGTTTCAGATTGAATTCCAACTTTATTCCGATTTTGCACTTCCCAAATCAACATATTGATTACACCTTCAACTACCGCATTGGGGTATTCAACTTTGGTAATCAGGTTGTTTTCAGCCGGAAATAAAGCCTTGTTCAGTGTGGTTTCCTTTTTCGCTGTGTCGATTGCTTGAATAACATACAGACCTTGATTGACCGATTCTGTGATTTGAACTGTGTCATTCACAGATAGCATCGGATCACATCTAAGAAGGATTGCAGTTGAAGGTGCTTCAAATCGAATTAGGCGATTTTGAAAATTATTGTTTGTGTATGCTCGGATAAGGCTTTCCGCTGCGTTCAACTTTCGCTGAAGAACGCTTTCTGATATTCCTGTGAATTCAGGCATCTGCATCAATTCCGAAACAGAAACAATCATATTTACACCTTCCTTTCTGATAAAATAAAAACAGGGGTTACACCGTTTAGGCATAACCCCCATTTAGGCTGTCGGCAATTACTTCTTAAACTTAGCAAGAACAACTTTGCTTTCGTTGGTAAGTGCAGCAGCGTAATGTTTATCAACAGAAACATCAGTTAATCTTGCAAGGGTGTTTCTTTCGGTTTCAACCGAAGTGTCTTTCTTCAGGTAGATAGTAAGTGCAGCAGCATCATCTTCCGTTTCAGCATCGTTGTTAAGTTTAACAATAGGACAAGCATAACAATCTACCTTAGTAGAATCGCCGACCTTAACAACAGGAACTTTCTTGGAAGGTACGATTCGGCAGTTTGCGATCATACCAATTTCACCGGTAAGAATAACCTGACCGGTGTATCTATCAGCAGAAATGAAGTTTGTATCTTTGCGAAGAACAGTGACCTGTTTCGGATTGATAAACATAACCTTTTCACTGTTTACTTCCTCATCGAAAAGATCAATCGCATCTACAATGCTATTGTAGGAAATTCCGGCAGTAGAACCATCATAGATAAGGGTTGCTTTCTGAAGGGCATCCATCGCATCATTATCAACCTTTGCTGCTACGGCTTTTGCCAACTGATTATTGGTTTCACCAACAGGGTTGCCATAGCCGGAAAGGATTGCTTCATCGGTAAGTTCAACCGCCTTCATTGCCTTTTTAACAGTTACAGTGGTAGATCCTGTCGAAAGTTTAACAGTACCGGCTGCAACACCTTCTGCAACATCTTCTGCATCGCCGATGTAGCCGTACTTCGGAACAGTGATTGTGTTGCCGGGAACACCAACAAGTGTGGTGTCAATCTTTGCGAAAGGTGCAACAACAATCTTCTTCTGAATTTTTGCAGAAATCATATCTGCCATAACCTGTGGATTGATAAGGTCTGCAATTTTAGTAGTCTGATTAGCCATAATAAATAACCTCTTTCTTTAATTAGTTTCCGGAAGAACCGGTAAATTCTTCGTAGGCTTCAGGATTTTCTGTATAGAATTTCAACCTGTCCTGATAGCCCATTTTGTCAAACTGCTCCTTGGTGACACCGTGATTCTTGTCCGGATCGCCGTCAGGCAGTTTGTGTTCCTCAATTTTCTTTTTGGATTCAGATGCAAAATGCTGTGGGTATTTAATTTTAAGTCCTGCGATAGTATCATCGATACCCTTGATTTTTCCATCATCACCAAGTTTGACTTCACCCTTTTCCTTGATTTTGAAAGTCAAATAATCAACATCGGTCACATCCGCTTCAAGAAGTGCTACCTTCAAAGCAGAATCAATCTTTGTCTGCTGAAGTTCTGTTTCCATCTGCTGAATCTTTGTTTCGTATTCGGTGATCTTGGACTGAAGTGCTTCATTGCCGGCATTGTCCTTTTTCATCTGTGCAATCAAGGCAGTGGATTCACCGTGCTGTTTGGTAAGGGCATCAAAATCAGTTTTCAATTTACCATAGCGAATATCAAGATTTTCTTCACCTGCTGTAAAGATTTTATTCTGCTTCATTTCGCCAATAGTTTCTTCAACTGCTTTATCATCCAAACCTTTTGCTTTGAGAATTTCCTGTAAAGTCATTGTTTATTTCCTCACTTTCAAATTACGATTTTTACAAGTTTCGTCTTGTTTTGAAATGCTCTGTTTTACTTCTGACTTTTGAAGAAGGGTATAAAAAAAGCACCCTTGCGGATGCTTAAATCAATAATGTTAAATTTTAGTATGTTGCGATTTAAGATTTTCTTGATCGCTTAACCATTTTTCAAAAGCATTTTTCACATCTTCCGGTGCATCTTCTCTGATGCCACAAATGCCTTTATCGTCATAGACAACCCAATCATCCCATATTTCCGGTAATCTCAAATCACATCACCCCTTTATATTTTTTATACAAATCAATGGTCAGTTTTTGTATTTCCAAAGATAAAGGATTAGCATTTGCACCATTGACATAAACATCATTAAATGCTTCTGCCATTGTTTCAGATGGACTATCCTTTGCATACCTTGAAATTTGTTCTTTTAACCAATCATTTGTTTTACCTTTTCCATAGGCGGTTTTCTTGATACTTTTACAAGCCTGACCAACAATTTTTTGGGCTTCCGTACATTTATTATATGCCATAACCCTTTCCCAATCGTATGAATAAGTTGGGTTTAATTTGCAAAGAACCCATTCAACACCGTGTGCTGATTCGTGAACACCTATTGATTCGGGTGTAACACCATTGACCCACCAACCACTACTGCCATATTGTCGACAAGCATCTGCAAGTTTTGTTGTATCGGAAAAGAATGCCGGGTTAAAAGTAATCTTTTCACCACTGCAAGCCATAACGCCGCTTTTAGAAGTTTTGATTACTGAAACATAATCCCCAAGTTCAGGAAAGGTTTGAACCATTGATTCAAAGCCAATCAATGGTTGCCGAACAACTGATAATTCCAAAGGCAACATTGACTTGTCAACATCTATATCAAAGGTTTTCTTCATATATTGAGATAGATCGCTAAAATCTTTGCAATTTTCGATACCTTTGATCGTACCACTTTTCTGCGAACTTTTCAATGCCTTTGAACTTAACAAATATTTTTCTTTGAAATCCTGATAACCGGTTGTTTCAATGAACCCACCTGTTTCATTATTCCACTTCTGATAGGTTGCTTCACTTTTAACCGCCCATCTTGCCCTTTGCAGAACACAGCAGCGACAGTTACAATCTTCCGAAGCAATACCAAAACCGCCCGGACAATCAACCTTCATTCCACCAACTTCAAATGGTTCATCAAGTTCACGAATTTGACCGTCAAGTTGCCTGTGATTCGGTCTTGTCCGACCGTCAAGTGTCGCATCCCATTGTTTCACGATGTCAGCACCTTTTTTCTTTGCTGCATACATTGAATCAAGTCTTGCTTCCGATTGCACCCGGTGCCCTTCTGTCCGTGCGATTCGCATTGATCTGTTCATATCTGCCTGACCGTAGTTGCTGATATTCCGGGCAATATCAGCATAGGACAGCTGTGATGTAAGACCTCTTTGAAGTTCAGATTTGACCTGCTTCTTCAGTTCAGTTGTATTACCGGAAAGTTTATCTGATAACTTGAAATCATCACCGGTCTTTTGAACTGCTTTCAGGACTTGACCTTCATCAATAGGAATAACAAGTGGTACACCTTGACCTTGCATATCATACATATTACCAACAAAGCCTGTTTTATAACAGGTTTGAAGGTAAGAAGCAATGGAATTGAAGTTTTTACCTTGTAAATTATCAAGAACACCTGAAATCTGCTTTTCCAACTGCCTTTGGTATTCAAGTTGATAGGCTTTCGATTGTGTCAGTGGGTTTGCTTGCAATTCCCTGATGTTTTTCCGAATGTCAGCAAGTGCGGATGTGTAATTCTTTGTAAGAGCATCAAGAACCGCTTGTTCATCTTTTAAAGATTGTTCAAGGACTTCTTTTTGTCTTGCATTCATTCATCCACACCACCTTCATCACCTTCAGGAGGAATATCAGATTCAACAGGCTTGTTTGCAAGGGCTTCCGATGCCGTGTTCAAATCCACAACAGGATTCTGTTCAACCAATGCTTTGACATCTTCAAAATTGAGATCAAGTAATTCACAGATAGCCTGAAGAACCGTGTCATTATCCAACCTTGCAGCAGCATTTAATATAGTGTTCAACTTGACCTGTTCGGTTTCCGCTTCGGTCTTGTCAATCTGTGCATTATCTGCGGCGTTGGTCATTACTTTCCTTTCAAACTCGAAATATACATCACTGATTTGATAATCGGTTTCATATTCATTATTGATCTCTGACAGAACGATTTTGACCAACTTCTTCAGAAAAGATTTCAACCTGATTTCAAGTTTGTTGCACTTCAAATCAAGTAAAGCATACCTTGATTTGATTACAATGTTCGTAATGTTTCCATCACCCAACTGTGCCGAATTGAAACCCATACCGAATCGGTAAATGTTCTTTTCGTCAATATCAAGTTTTGCTTGTCTTGCCTGATATGGAATATCAATAGTTTTAATGTCAACATCACCATCAGGTTCAGTGCCGATCATCTTTTTTGTTTTGATATTCTGCTGAAGTTCTTCCAAATCATTTCCTTGGAAGCCCTTAACAACATACAAGCCTTCTGAAATGTCAACAAGATTGTTTGACAAGCCGCAAGCCATCAAATCATAATCATCAATCAGTGCTTTGATAGGTTTCAGATGACTGATTTGCTTTCTGTTATTGTCGATGCGGAAAAAAGGAATGTAACCAAGTGAATCACCATATCTGCCTTCTTCGTTATCCTTTTCGTAGACAATATGTGGTCTTGGGTTCAAAGGTTCGCCCTTGTCAACTTCGATTTTTCCATCATTAACCTGAACAAAATATGTAACTTGCTTTGAATCCCATACCTGAATACGCTTAATGCGTTTCTTGCCCTTGTCGATTCGGTCAATATACCAATAAATCACATACTGTGTATGGTCATCTGTGTCCTTTGCCCTGACTTCCACAACCCCCATTGCATCAGCAAAGATGAATGCGGTTCTGTCATCAGCATTCTTGTAGGAATACATATAGCCGAATCCACCTGTGCATACATCGGTTAAGGTTTCCGACAATTCAGATTTGAAATCATCACCAAAATACTGATCCAATTCGTCTTGAAGTTCAGGAATATCCGATTTGACAAAAGCATCATCCCCGGACAGCATATATTGAACACACTGATCCACCAATTCAGTAAAAAAGGGATGGCAAATCTTGATGTTGCTTCTTGTTTTGTCCTCAACCAATTTCCCATCAGAATTGTAATAATACAGTTTGTATGAAAGAATATCGTGCTGCCCTTCGTAGTACCTTTGACCAACTTCAAATGATTTCTTTCTTTCGGATGTTGAATCATCTTGAATCAAGGCTGATATTTCTTCCGGTTTTAGCATTCTTTTTCACCGCCTTTCCATAAAATATTGTGTAATAAAACAGAAACCTTTGATTACAGCATAATTCAAAGGCTTCTGATACTACCGTGTTACTAATACAACCACCGATTACCCTTGATATAGCGTTCAAGACCATATCGCATAGCATCCATTAAGTGATTGAAGTCATCGATGGGTTTGTTTAGTTTCTTTCCGAATTTGTCCTTATCCCAAGTGTAATTGCTGATTTCCGTTAGAAAATTTACGCACCGGGGATGAATAACAATTTCAAAACTTTGAATCCATTGAATGCCGTTATTGATGCTGTCCTTTCCTTTGGTTGCACCGGTGATTCTCATTCCGTAACCCTTTAATTCATCAATACTTTTTGGTTCTGCTGAATCACCGGTGAACCTGTCTTTTGAATAACCCATCTGCGATAGATTATCAAAAATTTTTCTGTTTGATAAACCCTTCTGATACATTTCATCCCAAACATAGATTTTTCTATTATCTGCATCAACAAAACCGATGAATGCAGCGGAAGGATCGTTTGTATATCCGAAGTCAAGACCGAAGCCTGAATTCAAATCATATTTATCTTGAATTTCACGAAGGCTGAATTCTTCTTCTTTCCAATTCTCATAAACAAGACCGTCAACAATACCCCAATCACCAAGACCTGCAACCCTGTATCTTCGGGGATTATCTTTTTTCATCTTTTCAAAGATTTTTCTATCTGAATCATCCAACCATTCATTGCACAAATAGTTTGTTGTCAATGCAAGTACATCAGGATCAGTCTTGTCAAAGAACCTTTTCTTCAACCAATGATGTTCGTTCCAAGGGTTGAAGGTCAATGTTACCTGTTTGAACAATCCTTTCGGTAAATCACCAAGCATTGATTCCGTCAATGTATCAAAATCATCTTCCGAAGTGATTTCATAGGCTTCTTCAATCCACATCCAACAAAGACAGCCATTTTCAACAGTAATCGAAGTTACTTTCAGTGGATCATCTAAACCCCTGAAATATATTTTCTGCCCCGTTTCAATGTTTTCAATTTCAAGTGGTGATTCTTTTGGAATCCAAGTGTTTTCAAGTCCTAACCTTTTAATCGCCCATTTTAATTCGGTAAAACAGCTATCCTTCAATGTTCGGTAAGTTTTGCGTACAACAAGAAGGTTAGCTTCTCGGTATTTCTCTTTTGAAAGGTTTGCTATATACCACAGCGCGGTTGTTTTAGACTTTTTGCTTCTTCGGCTGCCTTTAACAACTCTGTATCTACCTTTGAACTTCCAAAAATCATTATATCCGCCACCGACAAAATCAGAAATTTTGAACACTGCATCATTCATCGACAAACGCCACCTTTATGACATCATAAAAACAAAACCGCATAAAATCAGCCTGTTTACAGTGCTTTGTTACTATCTTGTTACTAATCATCAAGATCATCAACGATTGTAACCTTGGTTGTTCCGGCAACATTCACCTTTTCGGTAAATAAACCATATCTTTTTCCAAGCAATTCAGCAGCCTTCAAGCGTTCTTTTTCATCGGGGTTCTTTTTCACTTTTTCTGCGGTAGAATATCCATCGCCATAGCCGGTTATCACAACGATTTCAGAAGTGGATTTCCCACGCATCACAGAAGTAAGGTATTGAATGATTTCTTCGGCAGTTGCGACCTTAGCCGATGCCATTTCATCAAGCCTTGTTTGTATATATTCTTCGATGTCAACAAAAGTCAACAATCTATTACCGGCTGATTTCGCAACATTATCATTTTTGATTCGGGGATATGCTGCTTTGTATGCCCTTGTTGCATTGCAATCAATTAAATATTCGTCACAAAATTTTCTTTGATTGTTAGTCATATAAACACCTTCCTTTCTGATAAAATAAAAGAACACCGGACAGCCGGTGTTCCTCTTGACCTTTCAGGTCATTATAATAATATCACATTTTATAGTGTCATTCAATGCCTAAATAGTGTCAATTCATTTCAAAAGGAAGCTTAATAGCCTGAAGTGCTTCATTATGTATTCTATGAACCTGTTTCAAAGACAAATCCATTTCAGTAGCAACACTTTCCCATTTAAGAAACTGCAAATATCGAAGCTTCAAACATAACTGCTGACTATTATCTTCAGCAGTGCTGATAACTGTTCTGATTTCCTTTTTCAAATCAACAAACCTATCAATTTCAGCATCAATAACCTTTTCAAGATCAACAATTTTCATAACAGCATTGACAAAAGGTGCTTCTTGTTTTCGGCTGCCTGAAGGCATCCCGGATAGATTCGGGGAAGAAATACTTCTTGACAATGCTTTCAACTGCTCAAGTTCCTGAATATCTGAGTTTATCAATTCATTCAGTCTATATGCTTGCCTTAAATACTGCTTTGCGGTCATTATTATCATCCTTTCTAATTTCAAAATTTAAGTGTTACCGCCGAAAAGCCTTTATTTATGCGGTTTTCAGGGCAAAGGTAACACTTAAAGCGGTAACACTTATTTATATTTTTATTTTTTAGCGATACATCAAAATTTGATGATGTATTTTTACTAATTATTAAAGTAAAAAAGAAAATAAGTGTTACCTGTTACCCAATACCTGAAAACCCTTGTAAATACTGCGTTTATAGCGGTAACACTTCTATGTTTTCAAGTGTTACTTTTTAGCATTTTATCTGTTACCCACAACTTTAAAAAACTTTTTCTGTAAGCGGTGAAAATTCTTTTTTCGAATTCGCTTTTTCTTTGCGTGAAGTGCAAGATGCTTGATTTTTCCGGTTCCACTGTTCAGAATCAAATCACGCCAAGACTGAACAACTGCATTTGCAAGATTTGCAAGGCGGTGAACCATTTCGGCAATCGCATCCGCCATAATTTGAATTGCTTCAGAAAGTGAATCAATCTGTTCCTGTATCAGAATGCTTTTCATCTTCAACACCCCTTTCAAATTCCCCTGACACGGCTTGCGAACATATCTGCCGAATGTGTCCATAACACCGTTTCATATTTTTCAATCGCTTTACCATAAGAATCCCAATCTTCTGTTTCATATGCACCCATATGATAACGAATACAAAGAATTTCTTCTTCAGTTAGTGTCATAAACTGCGATAGCAACATTATAGATTTGTCACCGTGACCGGAAAGAAGGCAATCCTTATGTTGATACCCAAGAAATTCAATATATTTATATTCATCAATCTTGCAAAGATCGTGAAACATTCCAACGATAATAGGGGATTCCGTTCTTTGCCATTGAAGTTGCATTTCTTCTGTCATTGATAACAGTTTTCTTGTTACCTCTAATGAATGATCAAACAAACCGCCTTCATAATCACCGTGATATTTAGTGGATGCCGGTGCTGTAAAGAACCCCTTTTCTTTTAGCCACACCAACATTTCATCAGTTCTTAAATTTTCGGTTATATCTTCGAAAATCTTAATTCTGTTCACTTTCATTTTAAAATCATCCTTTCAAAATGTCACTGCAACATTCAGAATTGCAGCTGCCAACCAATAAACTGTTTTTCGCCAATCCTTTTCTGTTGCATATACGATTGCTGCACCTACATCCAAGAGTATTAGCAGCACCGGAAATATGTATTGTTTCATACCGTCACACCGTTTCTTTAATTTATCCATTTTACCACCGTTTCACCTGTATAACCTTTTTCCCAAACAAACCACGCATAAGCAACTGCACTTGATGCAATACTTTCAAATTCGCCGTTCTTTGCACACTTCAACCGGGAAGAACTGACATAAACCCTTCGGGGGGGGGTAATTTGAAAGAATTTCTTTCTTGATTTACCTTCAAGGAACTGCAATTTTAGAAACATTGCGACCTTCCTTCCGGGTTTTATACTGTCTAATGCTCTTTGAACAAATTCAAGTGCAAATTTATATGGTGGATTTGTGATAACATCGCCTTCAAAATCATCAATGGTTTCATTCAGGAAGTCAAGCGGTTCAGGATCACCATAGCCACGATAAACCAAATCCGTTGAAATTACTTCGTGTCCGTGTGCTTCAAAGACCTTTGCAAGATGACCTTCACCACAAGCACATTCCCAAATTGTATGGTGGAATTCCTCTTGTTCAAGTAGAAGTTCCGCTGCCTTTGGTTCTGTCGCATAGTAATCTTCAGGTTGTCTTTCTTTTTCGGTATGATTTGAAGCACCAAGTGTTTTATATATGCTGTTTTGATTACCATTCCAATCTTTCATTTGAACACCCTTCCTGACTTCACATCACGAATTTCAATTCGATTCGCCGGTTCAAATCCGGCTTCACGAATAATGAATTTCAGCACTTTAATTAAGAAATTCACTTTCTTTTCAAGTTCGCTTTCCTCTTTGATGATCGGCTGAAGGGCTTTATATGCGGTTGGATCGGAATATCCTTCAGCGTTTTCCCAAGGTTTATTCATCCGGTTCACCTTTCCTTTCACTCTGATTTTGTGTAAATTCGGAACACCTTGCCCTGAAATTTCTTTGTTTTTGTGGTCAAACCAAGTTTTCTGCAAATCTGCTTTGAAAATTCGGCTTTTGACATAGCATTGAAATTGTTTGCAACGCAATATTCCTTATATCTGCGGAACACTTTATCGGACTGTTCATTTTCAATCTGAAAACTTTCCATTTCACATTCCTCAAAGAACCCAATGATGGGGTTGTTCGTTTCTTCGTATTCTTTCAACTGTTCCTGAGCCTTGGAAGATTCCGTGAACCCTTTGTTTTTGATTACTTCTTTTAAGGCATTCAGTCCAAGGACAATCAGATATTCCATAACATTTTGTTCCTGAAGTTTGTATTTGATGCCGGAATCGTGATCCGCATCCTTCTTTGAAAAGTTTGCATTAAACGGAACAATCAGAAGCCTTCGCAACACAGCACCGGTCTTGTCTTTGATTCTTGGGATAGTGTTTGCACTGAAGATAAATTTCGCATAATTGTTGAATTCAAAAGGTTTTTCACCTTTGTTTTGAACTTGAACCCTTTCACCTGTAACGAACTTCTTGAATGGTGCGGCGTTCACAATGAATTCATCTGAAATATCATCACCAAGGTTTGCAAGCTTTCCGAACAGTGCAGCATTTTGAAACTTCTGATCAAGTTCCTTCAGGTCAAGTGCTGCAATGTTATCTTCATTCAGAAGGTGTTGCAGCATTGCAATGAATGTGGATTTACCGTTTGAACCCTCGCCCGTTAGAATGAAGGCTTTTCCATCACCCAAAGTGTTTGACCGATAAAAGCAAGCACCAACACATTCTTCAAGGATTTTTCTGACCTGTTCATCATTGCAAGCAATGTTGTTCAGAGTTTCATCTGCCAATTTAGAATATGCAGCCGGGTTGTAATCCCAAGGAATACGATTTGTGATGACGATGTTCGGATTGAACGGTTGCAGCGTGTCTGTGTTCAAATCATATATGCCATTTCGGAAGGCTATCAGATTTGGTGGTGCAATCGGCGTGTTTTCGAGTAGTAGTAAGTTCAAATACTTGAAAACTTCAGACCTTTTTGCGTTTGAAAGACCGCTGATGTGCTTAATCATTACGGCTTCAATTTCCTCTTGACCGGGTACATATACGCCATCTTTGAACAAGTGAAGTTGTCCGTTTATTCTGATGATATGATTGTTGTTCTTTATGTAGGTTGCGAATTTATCAAAAAGAAAACTGTTACCCTTGAAAAAGATTGGTTTTTTGAAAGCATCATCTCGCAAAACAACTGACAATTCACTTTCGGAAAGTGGTTCTTTCAGAACATAAGTGTTTATGATTCTAATGGTTTCCCTTGCTTCCTCGACCGAAAAATCACTTGATTGAAGTGTCAGAATGTAATTGAATAATGCCTGATTTCTACCATCACCAATCTTCATATCAAGGAATTCCATCGTTGTTTTCATCGGAAACAACCATTTTGGAAGTTCCTGATATTCTTCACCTTCCAAAATGTCATATAGCACTTCACGGTCTTTCCCATCGATCTTCAGAACCTCATAACTGTTTTTGAAGCCTGATTTAATATCAATGTCACGCAAACCGCAAGCAAGTTTTGTTTTTGTATAGCACTTGTCAACCTTGCTATTCTTGAATAAGAAGTGCATACCTGACCGGCTTTTCAGTATTTTGCATCGAATTTCTTCTTTTTCACAGATTCGGAAAAGTAATTCAGATTGTTCTTCATCATCTATATCAATCAGGATCGCATCAGGGGCAAGAATCCCTGCATATTCAGGAAGTGATTGCACCTGTTCAAGTGTCTTGAAATCAGTTCTGTCCTTAAATTTTTCAATACACTTTTTATTCTCGGTCATCACATATCCCTTGAAAAAAGACACCTTCAATCACTTCCTTTCATCTGTATGTGTGTGCAGCAATTTCACCATCCGATTGTACTTTTTCATAACTGTTTGTAACCGCTTGAAATCTGTTTCACACTTTTTCTTTTCGTATGAACCAACGCTCGTTGATGGGTATATATGTTTGATTTCTGCAATCTGCTTTTCAACTATTTCAATTTTTTCAGCGAAATAATTTTTAAGTTCTGCGATAGTATCATCAGAACACCATCTTCCAACAAGTTTGAATATTTTGTTTGCCTTTTTAATGGTGCAAGGGAAGAATTTATCAAGAATCAATTCCATATATCCTTCACCGTGTTCATCAGAAGTTCTGTGCCATTCAATTCTTAATACTTCCATTTCTACACCACCCCAAAATCATTTAATCTGCGTAAAGCAAAATTTATATACCATTGTTTATCAAGTTTTGATGGAGCTTTCACACCGTTCACTTCATCATTCCAAATAAAGCAATGTTCCGGACTGTTTTGTAACTTTGCCGGTTTACCGGTTCGGATGCTGACCTTCTTCACACCCGGGTCACTTTCGTCCTTAGATGCAAAAATCCGAATACACTTTTCCTTTATTGGCGTTTCACCATAAAGAATATGGCTGTATTTGTTACTGATTTTTGATACCAACTGAAATTCTTTCAAGTCATCGCAACCAAGAACGGTTTGTTCAACCGGAATGCCGTGCTGCATATAGGCGGTTACAGCCTTATTCAAGATCGGAAGATCATAATCCAAATCGGATAACTTTTTGATGTACGCACCTTTTACTTTCATTGCACCGGTTTCACGGTCAATAATCATATAGTTGTTTACATCCTTTTGAAAGATTTCACCGAAGAAGGTATCAAAATCCATTTTCATTCCGGTTCGCTTTTCCCATTCCGAAACTATGTTGTCAATCTTGTCAAAATCCCTGTCATAATCTTTAACCTTAACGATGATACCATCGGTATTATTCTGAACAAGTTTTTCAACAACCGGTTCAAGATGTTCAATTAAATCCAATAGAAGTAACTGACCATTTATGCAAATGCTGTTATTTGACATTGGATCATATAACGCTGATGATCGTTGTTTCATTTGCCCGGAAATAGCGTTGTCCATAATCTTGAACGGAAGTCTTGCTTTTTTATCACCTTTTCTTTTGAATTCAATGTTTGAATCGTGTATGAACTCAAAGTTCTCGGGCTTGTCCATTACCCTGTATCCAAAGTGATATTTCTTTTGAAGTGAAGGGTAATATGCAGTAACATCTATTATCAAAAAATCGCCTTTTTCGTGATACTTCAAAATTGCACCGTGACCACCGCCCCAAGAATATGTATGGGGAACACCTGCAACAACCACATCCTGTGACTTTTCATAATCGTGATTTTCGGGGCTTTTATACCAATCTGCAATGTACTTGTATTTTTTCAAATCCAAGCAATCAAGCACCGGGAAATCAAATTCATCATTGAAAGATTGTCCTTTTCTGTTTCCACCAAGAATTTCTGCTGCCAACTGTGCTTTGGTTTTGGATAATGCTGCAAGCGGAAGCTTGAAGTGTTTGATGAAATACATCATTGTGTTGAATTCGTCAATACGCTTGATAAAAACCTGCATTGTCTGTTGAACATCGTACCGACAATAAAATATTATTTGTTCAATTTCCTTTTCGGTAAGTTTGCGATCAATATCAAAAGGAACATCGGTTTCCTTGATGTTGTTTCCCATAAAGCCTTCAAAGGACTTCAAACCACGATCTGTTCCAAGCATCACATCATAGTTAATCAGCGGAATTTCTCTGAACATACTGCTGAATTTCCATCCGGGATTTCCCTTTGTGATGATAAAATCGTTGATTTTTTTCGCATCAAACCCACAAAGGATGCCTTTCAGAATATATTGGTCATAATGCCTTGAATTGAAACCAACCCAAATATTGCTGATGTTTTTATCATAAAAGGCTTGTAATTCATCAACACTGTTGACAATTACAGTTTCTTTTTTCAAATCCGTGTCCATAATCACAACCAACCAATCATATTTGAATACTTCAAAATCATAGAAAAGCATTGTTTCACCATCCTTTCAGAAAATTTCAAGGGGATAGGGATAGCCTATCCCCTTGATTACGATTATTCCACTTCAAAAACTTCTGTGATTGTGTAAGTGCTGAATCCCCTCTTGCCTTCCTTGTAAGAAAGGGCATATTCAAGATTTCCATCAATCGCTTCCATAACATCCATCAGAAGATTTCCATACTGCTTGTATGTCACGAATTCAATCTGAAGCCCTGTATCAAGGGAACGCAAGAATTCATTGCAAATATGAACCTGAAAGCCTTCTTTGATGACCTGATTCATAAAGATTCGGCTGCCCTTGAAATCGCCGTTCAGAACCTTAAACCAAACTGTGACCATAGGATCACCGGCTTTGGAAGCGATAAGTTCCAACTTATCAATAGCGACCTCATATTCGCCGTGTGGAACTTCTTTATATGATATTCCGTTTTCCGCTGCTTCCTTTACATCGTTTGCAAGACCTGTGGTGTCTATCGCATTGTCGAACTGATCCCAAATGTTTTTATTTTCTGCCATAATAATTCACCTTTAACCTTTCAAAATTTAATTATTTTCTGTTCTTCTTGATCTGCGAACCCTTGTGGGTTTTTCTTCACTTGCCGATTCAGTAACCGGAATAGAATCGTCTTTATTGCCACCACCCGGTGTGTAAGTTCCTTCTTCTGTTTCAAACGGCGGTGCATCGGAATCATCCGGAACAGGAACTTCATCTTCACCCGGAATTGTTACTTCAACAGGCGGTTCATTTGTAGAACGGCTTTTTCTGCTCCTTTTCCGCGGTTCTGACGGCTTTTCATCAGTGGGTGTCGGCTTATCTGTGCTTTCGCTTTTTACAGTTTCCTGACCGCCCTGCGACTTCCTGACAGCGTTTCTATTCGCTTCATCGTACACCTTGAACAATTCGTTGACATCAAGCGGAATATCCTTTGCATCAACTTTCAGCCTTCCACCACCGAAAATAACTTCATTCGATTTGAAGCTGAATGTTCTTTCATTACCGTCAGCAATAATTCTTGCGACAACATCAACCATACCGGCAACCTTTAATGCAACCTTGTCCTGCATATTCGGCTTAATAGCGGTTATCTTGTCACCACCCCTTTTAGTGATGTCTTTTGATGTATCTTCGTGCGAAATCAAAATTATATTTTCATAATCAAGAGCCATCAGGCGTTTCAGCGTATTCAGAAATTCACCCCTGACCATATCCCAAGCCTTGAAAGAATCGTCAGATTCGTGCTTAATTCCTAACTGCTCATACATATACAAGCGACAGTATTCATACAAATCTTCAAGAAGGTCTACAACAATAGTTCTGAAGCTGTTTTCTTTCTTTTCGAGTTCCGCGACAACATCCTTGAACACCTGCCAAGCAAGTGTTTTCTTGGTCATTCTACCTTCAACGGTAATTTCATCTTTGATTCTGATGTACGGTGCATCAACAAACTTGATGTTTCCGTCTGTGTTTAACATAAGCGGAACAGGAAAGGCATTTGCAAATGTGGTTTTACCACAAAACGGCTGTCCATAAATCCAAATAACCCTTTTTTCCACCTTTTCAATGTTTCTTCTTTTTTCACTTGGTAACTTCATAAAGTAGTTCCATCCTTTCATACAATATTCTTCAAATTCGCAGTACCGACAGAACCAACCCTTGTTCTGTGGAAATTCTGCTGTTTCGTTTATGGACTTGACCAACAAAAGGAAATCAATCACCTTTGTATAGTCAAATTCAATTTGAACTGTCTTGACTTCAGCTTCTTTCAGTTCGTCTTTGATTCGCTGTCTGAACCGTTGTAAGTCCTCTGTCTTTTTCTGTTTGATGTTCACCTTTGGAACAAACAGGAAATAAAGGTTGCGGATTTTCTTGCCGGGGTTGTTCTTTTCAAAGAAGTACTTGTATAAGTGCAACTGTCTTGAATCCTTGTAATGATTTTGATTATTTGAATACTTGAAATCATAGATGTCATAAACATTTGGAATAATCTGATATTCACCACCAAGTTTCTGTTCTGTTTTTATAGGTGCGAGAAGGTCAATAAAACCGTGAAAGTTTTCATCTTTGATTTCAACTTCATATTCTCCTGAAGGCAATACCGCTTTCGCCTTTGGTATTAAAAATTCAAGTTTGATTGCTTCGTTGATGTGGGAATCATCAATCACCGGATATGACATATAATATTGGTCAATCGCTGTTTCCACATCCTTTTCAATTCCCGTGTGAAGTGCCGTTCCAAGAACAAGTGCGTTATCTGAATTGATAGGGTCATTTGTTCCTATACCGTCAAGATATTGCATTTTGAACTTGAATGGGCATTTTTCAAAACATTCAACCCTGCTATGTGACCATTGCATTCTTTCACCCCTTTCACTATTGATTTGAATTTTTCAAATCCTTCCGGATAAAGAATCATTGCAATGCTGCCTGAACCGTTAATCTGTTTTATGTTGTGCTTCTGTAATTCGGAAGGTCTACCATTTGATGCTTTCAGTTCCGCATCAATATTGATTCCGTTTATAACAATGTGCATATCCGGCAACCCTGCTTTGGAATATCCACCGCCCCAACGCTTTTCGTAATATCCGATTGCCGGAACGGTCATTTTCTGCTTTTCTGTTCCCAAAGGGTACACACCGATTGATTCGAGCCATTTTTTCAAGCGATTTTCAAAGTTTTTTTCTGCTGCCATTCAATCACTTCTTTCTACCAACAAACCCAAGGATGGTGATTGTCACACAAATAATCAATGTGATTTGTACTGCAACACTCATTGTCATTCACCACCCTTCACTTCAACCTTGATATAGGCTGACTTTTTAGAAGTCTTTGAACACTCTGCTGCAATATTCGGATGCAGTTTCTTTAACTTTGTACTGTCAATAGAAGTGGAAGTTGTTTCTGCAACATAAGTGATGTTGAGAACATCAGATTCAAACTTCTTTACACCGAATCTTTCCATCGCCTGTTTCAACTTGTCCTTCAGTTCTTTTTCTTGTTTCTCGCATTCTTTCTTCATCCTGACTACCGAAACAATCTTCTGAAGAACCTGCAACTGTTGATTTTGAAATGTGGTCAATCCTGATTCTTCGTTAAAGATTGCACATCCGCACTGTTCTGGAAGATGTTCACATCTGTCATCACAAGCATCCCTTTCGGGACAGCAAGCACAACATCCGTTAAACTTTTCCAAAAGGCATTGATTTTTGCATTTAATCATTTAGTTTCAACCTTTCTTTGTTATGTAAATTTCTTTATACTGAACACCGAAATCCAACGCTTCTTGATGTGATTCAAAATAGATGTCAATCTGATTTCCGTTAATTGCACCACCACGATCCTGAACGGTGTATTCGTGATCATCAATCCAAACCTCTGTACCGTATGGAAGTATGCTGATGTCCGCTGCAACGGTTACACCGGCAACTGCTGCTGTTCCATTTGCGGTTTTTACAATCGGTTTCCCACTTTCATCAGTTGGTCTATTTTCACCCCACTTTCCACAGCATTTTGAACATCCACAATATGCAGTCAACTTGAATTCACCAAGGCTGATGTATTCAGGTTGTTCAGTAACAAAAGTTGTGCCTAATTTGGTTTCAATCGGTTCTGTTTTCGTTTCAGGTTTTTTATAACTGCAAAGACAAATAATGAACAACGTTATTATCAACATCAGGATTAGAATCAAATTAAAATGTTTCTTCGTATTCCTTAAAAAGTTCATCGTCATAATCCTTTCGCATTTTTAATGTTTCTAAAATCACCCCTTCAACGCTGTTTTTCACCATCAAAATGTAATAGAAACAATTCTTCGATTGACCTATTCGGTGTATTCGTTTCATTGACTGTTCAAACAATTCCGAACTTTGGGGAAGGGTAAAATATATAATTTTGTTTGATTTTTGAAGATTTAATCCCATTGCACCGGCTTGATACTGAACAAAAGTGACTGAATCGGAACTGTTTTCATAGGCAGTCAAGTCTTTGGTTTCACCATTCACAATAGAAATCGGCTTGTCCATCAAAGCAACCGCTTCCTTCATCAGATTCAATTCTTCTGTGAAATTATAGAAAACAATCAATCGGTCATCTGTTGAACTGACCAAATCAACGAATGCTGCCATTTTTGCTTTTGAATACTGACCGCACAACTGCCTTGCATACAGCCTTTTAGTTAGGGCGGTATCGCCAATCAATTCTGTTCCATCAGGCAATTCCACAATGCTCTTTCGCATAAACCGTGAAAATTCTTTGCTATTATTGACCATTACAGGGATTTGTATTTTTTCGGGAAGGTCAAACACTTCTTCGGTTTTCATAAAAATACAACCGTGTTGTTTCAATTTCGATTTCAAGCGTTCAACATTTTTGTAGCCTGTGGTTACCGGTCTTTTGAACCCTGAATCATCGTCAATCCATTCTGTGACCACATATTGTCGATAGAACAAATCTTTGCTTATATTCCAACCAAGCAACTTCAGCTGTGACCACAGCTTTTCATACTTTCCACCTGTGGGCGTGCCGGAAAGAAGGATGCAGTTGTCAGGTTTCAATTTGTGTATGAACTTTGTCCTTTTTGCAGTCGGATTTGTTATCATTGAACTTTCATCAAGCATCAATGTGAAATGTTCAAGATTCAACAATTCAGGTCTGCGAAAAGCAAGTTCATAGTTGATAATACCGACTCTTTTTCTGTAATAGTCAATATCTGCCATAACAGAACCGTCCCAATTTACAAACTCTTTAAAATCTGTTTTATCAGTCAAATCATAAACAATTAGGTTATAATATTTTTCAAAGTGCTGAACCCAATCATTTACCTTTGATTTTTGGCAAATAACAAGATTTACACGCTTGTTAAGTTGTATCATCTTCTCTGATCCAACAAAAGTCTTTCCTAAACCCATATCAAGGAAATAACCAACTTTGTTGAACTGCTCTGTTTCTTCAAGGGTTTTTTGTTGATGTGGGTATAATTGAACCGCCATCAGTCAACACACCGATCGTTCCAAATTTCTTCCTTGGCAGTAGAACCACATTCGGTGCAGATTACAACTTCGGAATTTTTATCAAGTTCTGCTTTTCCACCGCAAAAAGGACAATCCTTGATTTCAGGTGTCAGGTCAATGTGTTTCTTTGCAAGACTGATTGCACTTTCGGCAATGTCTACATATTTTTCATCCCACGAATTGTGAATTGCTTTTCTAAATTCCTCAACTTCGTAAGTTTCAAATTCAAAAGAAATTTTAAGTTCACGCTTCTTTGTTCTGAACACCGTCAAAGAATTTGCATACGGTCCGATAGGTGTTACACAGAAAATGTGCTTGGTCGAAAAGATGGAAGCATCACCGCTAACCTCGGCATCACCGCTAATCTCGGCATCACCGCTAATCTCGGCATTGCCCCAAACCTTGGCATTGCCCCAAACCCTGGCATCACCGCTAATCTCGGCATTGCCCCAAACCTCGGCATTGCCCCAAACCTCGGCATTGCCCCAAACCTCGGCATCACTGCTAACCTCGGCATCACCGCTAATCTCGGCATTGCCCCAAACCTTGGCATTGCCCCAAACCCACGCCTTTCCATTGTGCGAAAGGTTTTGTTCCTTCTCAACATATCCGCCAAGGTCACCTGCTTTTACTTCATCACCGGAAGTGGTTGTGAAGTCGATGCAAGCCTTGATTCTGTAAAGGGTTCTTCCGAACCAATTTATTTTGCTTTCAGCAATAAGCTCAAACTTTTTCATCTTGTTTAATTCCTTTCATAATTAGATAATTTTCAAATTTTGTTGGACTGATAAAGTAACGGAACTTTCCGTTTTTGTAGACTGCATAACCGAAAGGTAATAGTCTTTTCTGTAAATCCCCACGCAATTTTTGTGGAATTACATTCAGCACCTTTGCGGCATATATTACAGGTAAAGATTTTTCAGGTTCTTTAATTTCCCCTGTAAGCCACCCAAGCGGAATTTTTAGGGCATCAGCTATTTGTTTCATCGCAGCCGGTCTTGGATAGTTAATACCGCTTATATACTGACTGATGTTCGACCTTCCGATACCGGTTATTCTTGATAGGTCTGATTGTGAAACACTCTGTTCTTTCATCACCGCCTTCAGCCTGTCCGAAAACATTTCATTGTTCATTTTGATTTCAACCTTTCCGAAAGTAGAATATCATTCTACCTATTCGGCAAAAAAAATTGTGTTCACTTCCTCTGCGGTCAAAGAAAGATGTCCGGACAACTTTTTAATTTCAGAAGCTTTAAACTCTCTTTTGTTATTGACCTTATAGTTGAAGGTTGCAATGGTCATTCCAAGTGCCTGTGCAATTTCTTCCTGAACCATACCTTTTTCAACAATCTTTGCTTTTAACTTTGCAGTATTCGTCATTTGTTACACCTACCTTTCTAAACCCATATTTCATTATTTTCATCAAACATTTGACAGAAGATATATTCAAGCATAGGAACAGAAATTGAATTACCTGCTAATTTATATAACTGTGAATTCGCCCTATCTCTGCCATTGTAAAATGAATCAATTAAGGCTTGCTTTGCTTTGTAAAAATCTTCATCACTAAATCCCATAAGACGAAAACATTCAAGTGGTATATATTTTCGGCAGCGAAGATTTTCATCAATGATGTGCGGTTCCAAATTACCCCCCCCTTGCAATTTAATGATGGGGAAATGCCTGTTGGATCATAAACCCTTCCCTGATTGGGGTTGGCTCGATTTTTAGTTGGACAAACATTTCCTATCCATATTATTTGTTTATCAGCGTTTATATTCAATCACCCCATTCATACTTTGATTTCCAAAACTTTTGAAATCCCTTGCAAGAAGGGTATTGGCGATATTTGTAATAGAATCAAGTTTTGTCGCACATTTACTTAATGTCACACCTTGCTGACACATATCAAATCCCATTGATGCCTGTCTATTGAGCCGTGCCCCCCCCCCTTATTGCGTTTGAAATTACTTTTTCTTTAAGTTGGGGAATAAGTTTTTGTGCTTTTTCATCAGATATGTAATACTTTTCATCCACACACTGTTCAAGATAATCATTTAAGCATTTCAGAAGTTTCACAGGTTTTGGAAATTCAAATTGTCCTGTGTCAACATCATTTCTTATGCTGACAATAATAACCCTTTCACGATGCTGTGCAAGATCATAATTTTTAGCATCAAGCACCTTCCAATAATTGTTATATCCTACATCTTCAAGTGATTTCAAAACAATTCCGAATTCATTTTTGAATTTGTCGCTTGTAAGATTTTTTACATTTTCGGCAATAGCAATTTTGGGGCTACAATGCTTGATTATACGCAGTGCATCAAAGAATAAATTTCCTCGCCCTTTTGAATCCTGAAATCCTTCCATTTTCCCTGCTTGCGAAAACGGTTGACAGGGGAATCCATAAGTTATAAAATCAACATCTGTTGGAAGTGATTTTTCATCAACTTTTGTTATATCCCCAAGGTTAAGCGATTCGGGAATGTTATGAATAACTGAATATGCCTTGGAAGCGTATTTGTCAAATTCACAATAGGCAACAACTTCAAAGGGAATTTTAAGGTTTGATAATGCCTTTTCAAAAGCCCCTATACCACTAAAAAGTGATAGCAATTTAATCATTTGATTTCAACCTTTCTTTGTTATGTTCCCGGAAGAATGCTGCAACACCCTTCCGGGGCAATCGTGTTTTCATATTTTTATACTTCAACCTTGAACCGCTTATCTTTTGATATAATAAAAAGTTTTAACCGCATCTTTACCAAGTAGAAACATTACATTTTCAACCGTTTGATCCTCAGAATGTTTGCAAATATCAGAAGCGATTTCAAATAGATTTTTTAATGAATATCCTTGAACATCCGCAAAGTTCAACATAAAATCATAATCCCTACAAGTGCCTTTGGTGTAAAGGTTATGTTTCACACAACACATTCTGACCGAATCTGCATCAATCACTTTTTCTTCAATTATTTCAGGTTCTTTAATGCTTTTTACTTTAATCATTTTTTCATTAGTCCTTTCAACGTTGGGGTAATGTATTAAGTAGAACCTTGTTCTACCGTGATTACAGTATAGCACCAAGTAGAATAATTGTCAACTATTTTTTATAAAATTTTTCTGAAAAAGTTGAAATACATTCTATTTTATGATATAATGCGGTAGAATAAAATTGTAGGAAAGGGTGTTACACACTTTATGACAACAGGGCAAATTATTAAAATGCTGCGTGAAGAAAAAAGTATGACACAGGAACAACTTGCAGAAGCAATGGGATATTCCCATAAATCATCAATCAACAAAATCGAAATGGGGAAGGCTGACCTTCCACAATCCAAATTGATTGCTTTTGCAAAAGTCCTTGGTGTTACACCTTGTGAACTTCTCGGATTTGAACCAACAAAAGCAACGGATGAACAAAAAGAACTTTGGGATAAAAAGTTTAATGAAAACCAAAGACTTCAAAAAGAAGTGTATTTGCTTGAAGAAATCCAAAAGAAATTTGGAAAAGAAGCAATCAAACTTCTTGATCTGTTCTGCACACTTAATAAATCCGGCAAGCAAAAAGCGGTTGAAACTCTTGAAGATTTATCTTCTATTCAAAAATACATAGAAAAGGAAAGTGATTGATTATGTTTATAGGTTTAGGAAAGATGCTTGGTAAGTCTAAAATTCGTCTTGGTGTAGGCTTCCGCTTAACCAAAAGCAACGCGTTTTATATGTGGATTGTCCTTCTGTTTTATTATATATTTCTAATGTGTTGGTACTGTTGTGTTATTTGCTTTTGGATGATCTATGCCGTAGGTTATGGGTTCTACGCTCTTATCAGATGGATTGTTCGGAAAATCAAGGGTAACAGGTAACACTTATTTTCTTTATATTTTATTTTTTAGGGAAGTATCAAAAATTTAACAACACTTATTTACTAATTATTCAAGTAAAAAGTAAGTGTTACCCTGTTACCTGTTACCTCTAAAAGATAAAAAGAAAGAACCGCCCGGTATTGCAGTACCAAGCGGTTCAAGGTTGAAACCAAAATCAGCAATGAAAACACGAAAAAGAATTCAAGGTGAAGTTGGTATATTTATTATATTATATTTCGCCTTAGAAATCAATCAGAAAGGCGAAAGATTATGAAAAATCCCAATGGATATGGTTCTGTTGTTAAATTATCCGGCAACAGAAGGAAACCATACTGTGCAAGAAAAACATCAGGTTGGAATGATAAAGGCTATCCAATTTATATGGTAATCGGTTATTATGCTGAAAGAACTGAAGCAATGATTGCTCTTGCAGAATATAATAGAGATCCTTTTGATGTAGATTTGTCAAAGATAACAATGAAGGAACTATTTGAAAAATGGTCAAAAAGAGATTTTCCGAAGATGTCAAAATCATCTGCTTCAAGTCATAAGTCAGCATTCAAACACGCTGCTCAACTGCACAATCTTCCGTATAAAAGCATCAAAGCCTATCAGATGCAAGAAGTCATTGATAAATGCGGTTGTGGATATTCAACGCAAGGTGCGATCAAGAACCTTTTCGGACAGTTGGATTGTTATGCGATGGAGCTTGATATAATAGCGAAAATGAATTCAAGTCTAATCCACGCTGCACCAATACCGCCATCAAGTAAGATTCCGTTTACTGAAGAAGAAATTCAATCGGTTTGGGGTATTGAATGTCAAGAATGGTGCGACAGTGTTCTGTTTTTGCTATATACGGGTTTTCGAATCGGTGAAATGCTGACGATCGAAAAAGCAAATGTTGATCTTAAACAGATGACTGTGAAGGGCGGTATCAAGACCAAAGCCGGTAAAGATAGAATTGTGCCAATTCACCCACGAATTCAGAAGTTTGTTAAGCAGCGAATGACCGAAACCGGAAAGTATTTATTTTCATACAACGGAAAGAAGCTTTCCACAAGTCAGTATTATATCTTTTGGAATCGGGTTATGGATGAACTTAAAATACACCATACACCGCACGAATGCCGACACACTTTCCGGTCAAGATTGGATTCAGCCGGTGCAAATAAAGTTTGCATTGATCTGATGATGGGGCATAAATCAAAAGAAGTTGGTGAAAGAGTTTACACCCATAAAACCATTGATGAATTGAAGGAAGCCTTAAATCTTGTAAAATAGCAAGTAACAGGTTAGTAACAAGAAAAAGCGGAAACCCTCTAAAATCAAGGGTTTCCGCCTTTCCATAAAATATTGTATCATATTGCATAAGCTTTTTCAATTCAAAAATCATAATATTTGTTACA